ATCTAGATCAGTCTCATACTTCCTCCACATCCAGCTGCCCACCTTCGCCGTGCCCGGTATCCCAGGTCTTGGTGTCCCAACAATTGTCTTCTAACTCCTTACGAGCTTGAGCGAGGGCTGCCTTCGCATCCTCAGCCTTGAACTTCTTTTCGTGAACCGTATGTTCTGAATAGTAAACGAGATATTCTTTCATATAGCTACACCTCTCCTAGGATCTTTTTTGCGTGTAGGTCGCCTCCAGCAGCGTCCTCTTTGATGTTTTCTTCCATCTGTTGGTGCTGCTCTTCCAGGTAGACTCCTGCGAGAATCTCCACGGCACTCCATACCATGGCATTCTTCCACTGAGCGAGAGTCCTGTTGTCTTGTTTAGGGAACGGTGCATCGTAATCCTCGTGGATCTTCCATATGTCCTCTCCATATTTATCGAACATCTCAGTCGTCTCGTTGTAATAGATGAAGCCACTAAAGCCTCCTTCCATTCCATGACGAAAAACTTCTTCAGGGTTTAGTTGATCAAACTCATCGTCAAAGCGATCATAGATCTCTTGTGTAAACGTTTTCATATATACTCCTTTGTTGTTAGGGACGAGCAGTACGAATAGTCTCGATCTGATCATGTCTCGGTATACCAACCAGGGTAGCCCCATCGTACTCATCTACCAATGTTGCTCGTCCTGTTTCTCATATAAGAGTAGTTGGGATATCCGTCAAGAGCTAATTTAAATTTTTTTTTACCAGCAGATGGAGCTGCTCCTGGTATCCCTTTACATCTTTCCCAATGTTCGTGAGGCGTTAGTCCTGGAACGAGGTACGAGGTTTACCTGGAGCTGCGTGCGGGGATGCTTAAGCTGCCGGGCACACATCCATTTGGTTAATTAGGCACGAGAAACGAGGTTGATCAAGGTACGAGAGATCCGCTGCGGGAGCTCCTGCTCCGTTAACACTGCATCAGGAACCAGTGTGCGTGGATCAGTGAACGAGGAACGAGGTCTGTAGAGTTTGAGACATCTCTCCAAGAGGGTCTGATTGCAGATAATCATCACACCACCATGTGCAATATATTTATTTATCCAAGCAATTTGCCATTTAGAAAGTTTAGGATAACTGACGTAATCCGATTTTAATTCCATCCAAAATGATATGCCTTTGTGACATCCAAAGACATCAGGAATACCATTGATCGTTCTACTTTCTATTCTTGTGAAATGTATATTTTTTGTGTATTTTTTTATTCTTTGCCACAGCTTTGTTTCTCTTTTTTGATCTGCCATTCTGACTTGATAGACCCTTTGCTAAGATAGTCAATATTTTAGGATTATCTTTCATGATCTGACATAATTGATTAGTCAAAACATTAACAACATGTTCTTCATCCTTTTCTTTTTCTAGCGGAAATCCGTCATCTCTTAGTCCGCCATACCACACGGCTGCATGCACCAGCTCATGTAGTAAAGTGTTAGCCATATCTTGAGGTGTAGCATTTAACGAGAGTTTAATTAAATTATCTGTCGGACAAAACTCACCAAAGTTATCTTCATCGAATTTTGGATCTTTAACAAATTTTACATCAATATCTGCAAAACTAACTTTGATCTTCTTCGGTATTAACTTTGACACTTCCGACATTTGTACTTATCTCCCCTCCGTGTACTTTATGAAACTCTTCCCAAAAATTATCTTCAGTCAATAATTTTAGCTTCGATGGTTTTTGCGTTTGCTCCATCGATTTTTTTCGAAAGTTCCTCGAGTTTTTTCTCAAGTTCTTCACGACTCATGCCCTCCAAACCAGTGACTGAAATTTGTTGCTTGTCTACGAATAGACCTTCCATTTGACCACTACGATACTCAGCATTAATTGCAGATGCATATTGTTCTTTCTTTGCAGCTTTGTTCGCATAGTATTCAAATCTTTTATGACGTCTTAGTTTATCTTTGTATTTCTTTTCTTCTTCCTTTTTTAATTGATCGATAAACATACAGACATGAGGATTAATTTTTCTATTAGTCAATCTTGACCCAATTGCAGAGGCAGAGCTATCGGTCATCTCCTGACCTTTCTCGCCGTATATTTCTTTAACGATATCTTTCTTGTTCTTAACGCCCCAGTTGGCAACTAATTCATAAGCAAACTTTTCTTGCTTTGCAGTAAGATCATCTACGGTCAGTTCGTGTTTTGGTTTAGCACCCATAATTTTTATTATATAAGATTATTCTGACAAAAAATATAGACATTAAAAAAAATCCAAAGGCGTTCCCTCAAGAGGGACGTTATTTGTGTCCCTGGGGACACTATAGGGACACTATTGTTTTTTACAATTATTGTTGGTATTGCTTGATAATAAGTCTATTTATCCCATAAGGGACGTAAGGGACGTTATTTTGAAATATTTTTTTTTATTTTTTTTTCTGTCGTAATAATCTTATATAGAGAAATTTATTGTTGACAGAATGACACATACTTTGATAGTCTATCTGGAGTAGTTATTTCTTTTTTCAAATCAACCCAGGAGATCTATGACATGGATTAGGAGGCGGAAGCCTCTTTTTTGATCTATGCACTACTGCAAACATCTTGACGGCAAAGGATTATAGGATTATATAGGAATATATATCATATATATATCCTTTTGAGGGGGATAAGATCTTTTTAGAACTATCCCCCACTTTTATTAATCTTCTCCCTGATCCGTGTAATTTGCTCCATGATCCGTTGGCGTTGATTCTTGTCTAATGCACCACGGTACATCGAATAATGATCCCTGTAATTAAGCCATTCAGCCTGTAATTTCGTGAACTTAATCTTTCCTAGCTCTAACAGCTCCAAATACCGATTCCTCACCCTCAGAGGCTCTATTTCAGCCATATAACACACATTCTTAAAGTCATCAGACTCCGAGATAAACCATTCATGAGCATCTTGCTTACGATACGCCTCTACTTTGGTTCCACCCCTGTTAAAACAATCCTCAAATGCCATGACAATGACAGCTTTCCATAACCGTTCTTCTTTAGAAACCGGGTCTCGGACAAAGTCCGAAGCCAGCCTAATGCCCATAAGTTTTAATAAGTGAGACGAGTACATCGCGGTGATATTTAATAACAGGCGCTGGCATCTTTTCTTTTAAGACAAACTTATAATCTTCATAGACCAATTTTATAAATGTATGTCTCTCTGTTGGAGACATATCGGCCACATCTTTTTGCTTAAAATTATAATAACTGTCTTCGAAATCATCCATAAGCTATGCCAGTGAGCGGAGACATGGATAAAATAAGGGAGCCCACTGACATAATTTATTTAACGATTCTAAGCCCAAGTTTAGCTTTTTTCGACTTCCTGGAGGTTTTCCAAGTTTTCTCGATTCGTGCTAATAACTCGTGCATTCCGTAAGTTAAGCCCATCTCATTACCCGCATAAAGCTGAAACAACACAGTGGTAAATTTATCATATTGAGCCCGTGTAGGGCTAACATTCGCAAGATCCGTTAACGCTTCTTGCAATAAATTACGGTCATCTTCAGCAGTTCTCTGCTTCGCCATATTATTTTTCCTATAAGGTTAAGGTTAAAATAAATGTTCTCGGGTAGTTTTTCGTGATAATTAAGCTGTTTAGCCCCAGCTTCTCATTTTAGGACTCACTTGGAATACAGCTTCAGTAATAAGGATTTAAACTTGCTTTGTCAACTTCATTTTAGTCTCTCCGCGATCATTCTGTAAAATCACGTAAGACTTATTGCCATCAAAATAATATCCGATTGTTTTCCACTTCATAATTTATTGGACCACCACAGGTAAAACATAAATGCTGTAGTCACTAATGCATACAATATAAATGTTTCACCCGTAGTAAGATCTATCATCCTTTCAGTTCCTTGCCCTCAGCCAACAACTGCTTTCGCATATTGTCTGCTGATTTCCCTTCTTTTTTCGCAACCTTGGCGACCATATCATTGACTAGCTTTGATATCATCGCTCCAGGTTTACGATATCCATGTTTACAAAGCGCTTGTAGGATTAAGTAACTATCCTTTTCAACAGCTACTGATTTCCACTTTGATATATCCATGGCCTACCTTTCTAGTTGTTGCCTTGTTTTTTCTTTGCAATCGAGTACTGGTTTTCACCTCGTGCACGTCTTGCAGCTTCTTTCTCAGTGACTTCAACATAGCCTCTGTCCTCAATCCAACGACTAAATTTAATTTTCTTAAATTTTCTACCTTTAAGTTGATTATTATAAATCTTCTCAAAAGTTTTAATCGCTGTGACTCGGTCTGATGCATAAAGTAACTGACCCATATTTGATTTAATCGCATGTTTAAAACGATCAAAACTAAATTCTGGATGTTTATAAAAGATGGCAAACGTATTTAAGAAATATCTCATCTTCGCTTGCTTACCTACGAATTGGACTAACTCCTGGTAACGTTCACCAAATTCACAAGCCCAACCAAAATCTGCAATTT